ATGTTATGGTGGTATTGCCATTAACGCGTTGTTGCCCGACGACGAAAAAATATACAAAGAAGAAATTGATCTACCTGATTACGATTTTTTCAGCGCAAATGCTTTAGAAGATGCGAAAGAATTGACAGACATTTATTATAAGGAAGGTTACACTGAAGTCGAAGCCAAATCAGGACAACATCACGGCACCTTTAAAGTATATGTCAACTTTTTAGGAGTCGCCGATATTACAATGCTGCCCAAGGAATTATTCCAAACGATTAAACAAAACGCAGTCAGTGTCAATGGTATTCTGTATACAGATGCGAATTTTTTAAGAATGGGTATGTATTTAGAATTGTCTAGGCCAAGTGGTGATACCGATCGCTGGGAAAAGGTTTTAAAACGACTTATTCTCATTAACAAGTATTATCCTTTAGATATTGAAAATTGCAAAAATGTTGAATTTCAGCAAAAAATGTCTGGTAACCAACAGAGCGAAATCATTTATGAAACAGTGAAAAATACCCTTATCAATCAAGGTGTCGTTTTTTTTGGCGGATATGCGATTTCTCAATATAGCGAATATATGCCGAAAAATCTGCGCAGAAAGGTGGAACATATTCCCGATTTCGATGTCATTTCACGCGATCCTAAAACCACCTGCGAAATCATTAAGGAGCGATTAAAAGATAAAAAAATTTCAGGGGTAAAAATAATCAAACATGATGCCATTGGAGAAGTCATTCCCGAACATTATGAACTACGGGTGGATAAAGATACTATCGCATTTTTATATAAGCCTGTTGCGTGCCATAGTTACAACGTCTTGATGTTGAATGGGCAAAAAGTACGTATTGCGACAATTGATACCATGTTAAGTTTTTATTTAGCATTTTTGTATGCAAATCGCGGGTATTACAATAAGGATCGTATTTTATGCATGTCTAAATTTTTATTTGATGTCCAACAAAAAAACAGATTGGAACAAAAAGGATTGTTGCGTCGTTTTAGTATTATATGTTATGGACATCAAGATTCGAGAGAAGAAATGCGGGCTGAAAAGGCCGAGAAATACAAAGAATTTAAAAATGCAAAAAAGGACAAAGGTAAAGAATATGAAGAGTGGTTTTTAAATTATAGACCAATGCAGAAGACTGGTGGATCCATTCGTAAAATCAAAAAGACGAGGCGAAAATCGAAAAAAAATAACAAAACAAGGAAGAGTAAAAAATGAAATGCAAATACAAAACATCAATTTTTCAAATAAATAAAAGCATATTTATTTGAAATTATATTTATACAATCTTATCCTTTGTATCCTCTGCAAAAGTTATATATTTTTTCTTATCCTCGTCATACAAAACTAACCATAAGTTATTATAGCAATCATTCATTGATAGTTTTACGACATTGTCAAATATATTGCTTTTACTAACAACTTCTTCGTGGTATTTTTGCAAATTGTATCCTGGTATTTTTGCGTTCATATGATGGATATGATGGTATTCAATACCCATATAAAAATATTTTAGTAAAGATGGTATTTGAATAAACGACGAACCTAATAATCCACTACCTTTCTGTGTCCAATTGTCATTTCCAACTACATATGATGGATTATATGAATGTTGGTTGTGGAATATTATAAATGACATTGAACTTGCTAATACAAATCCACATATATATCGATAAAAAATCCCATAATTAATTATAGTAAATAAATACACACACGACAACAGATTGTTTATTATATGATCGCATGTTATCTTCAATAATGATTGTTCAAAGGAATAGGGGTGTCTATATTTTTTAACTATGTAAATAAATCGTTGTGCGATTCCAAAATATAGAGCAGGAATAAATATGAAAAATATTAACGGGTTTTTATACATCCTATAAAAGAGTTGTTGCAAACGAGTACTGTTTTGTAATTGTCTTTTTGTTATTATAATTGTTTCGTTGAAGAAATAATGTTGTTTATTTTCTATGTTTCCGTTTGTCAAATGATGAGTATGATGGTCTAATATCCAATTTGGACTTGTTAATACTATCGCTCCTGTAAGATGCGAAATTATACTATTTAGTTGTCTATTTGGTGTATATGAGTTATGACAACAATCGTGGAATATAATAAAATTGCGATTTAACATAAATCCCAACAAAGGAACAGTGAAAATACTTAACCAACAATTTCTAAAATACCAAAGTGAATAAAATAACGAACCCATTAGAAAAGAATGAACTGAAAAATCAATAAATGCTGACGTGTAAGATGATTTATATCTCGTAAACAACTCTTTTTCGCTTAGAACTCTAATTTCATTATTCATTTATTATATAAATATACAATATATATTTATATCTCAATTGAGAGACAAATATATAATAATTCTCAATAAATACTGTTTATTTATTACATAATTTATTTACAACAAATTCTGAAAAATGCTGACAATTGCGATTGTATAAATTCATATGACTATCCCATTGTAAAATTTCAGCAATTTGATTTTTCAATGTTTTATCCCGAATCGACATAAATATTCTGCGCGATATTTTTTGTGAAATGACAGTGTCCGTAACATTCGTGTTATACCAAGACTCAATCAATTCATTGTCGTTCATAAGGCTACCATCCTTAATAAGACGTAATCGTGTTTCCGCGGGTACTCGACGCGCAAGTAGGAGACGAAGTAATGTCTTGATAGAACTTTGATGAATCGGCGAAAAATCGATAACGTAAACGTCATTTTTCATAATAGTAGATTGTATGACAATTACATGATGCAGTTTTAACTCGGGTACCGCGCCTAAAATAGCAGAACGGACAATTTTGCATTTTATAGGCGGAGTTGTACTACAGAACGCTTTACAAAAAAGGAAAATGCAAATGGAGAACAGGAACCGAGAATCCATAACAGTATATATACTACATTTATGTTTTATTTTTTACCAAAAAAATACTTATAGTCCGTAGTTTCACTTATACACAGTAGTTTCACTTATACACAGTAGTTTCACTTATACACAGTAGTTTCACTTATACACAGTAGTTTCACTTATACACAGTAGTTTCACTTATACGCAGTAGTTTCACTTATACACAGTAGTTTCACTTATACACAGTAGTTTCACTTATACGCAGTAGTTTCACTTATACACAGTAGTTTCACTTATACACAGTAGTTTCACTTATACACAGTAGCTACGTAATATATAAACATACAAAGCGCCTAACAATTTTTTAACCCTTAAATATATATTCTTCGATTCCAAAGACTCTTGAAGAATGGTTTGAAGAACAAATATTTTATGCCATATGAAGATAAATATGTTAAAGAATCGAATAAACAAGTAATGTTTTATTTTATCTATCCACGACCATTGATCGACGAAACTGCAAATATTTGTTTTCGCATTTTTTAAGAAGAACAAATGTATTTCAATCATCCCTTCCAAGATGCGATGAATGTTGGTATTCTCATATTTTACTGAAATCATACCTAACAATTGATCTAAATTGTGTATATTTAAGTATAAATTCTTCGCACTTTGTTTAGAGAAGACATAAGGATACATCCCGTCGACATATTTACCCTTGTAATATATTTGATTGTCTATTACATAGGGAAACGAACAAGAACGCCGAATAGTTTCGCATAAGTCATCCAGGTTTTTGTATTTCTTTCGAACAACTTGCTTGCCAGTTTCCACGTTGTAATAAGATATATAAACGTTATTGTTAATTTTCTCCATTGCGTTTTCGGGTAGGTTATCTTTCAATATTTGAAATATTTTTTCAAAAATGTCGAGGTTTAAATTCTCTTTGAAGTGGCGATAAGCCAATTTATAAATTTCTAGGCTAATTTGCTCGTCGTCGATGAAATGTAGTATACATGCGATAGATCCAATACTACAGCCCGATAATTTTTCTATTTTTACCAAATTACGTTTCTCCATTTCTTTTAAATAAAATAAACACCCTATTAAATAACTACCGTTAAAGAGTCCGCCCTCAAATATTATATTTAAATGGAGAGGATTGGAAGTATATTTTTTAATAAAAGTCTCAGGAAGTTGATCGATTAATGTTTTACTATACTGATATATCATATCTGTTATCTATTCCTAACAAATATGATTATTTGAAACGCGATCCTACAAAAAAATCATTTTTCATATGGATTCGATGGTGCAAAATGCTTGTCTAGATATTTGAAACTGAGAGGACTTTTATCTTTGCATATTTGATGGACATCCCCTTTTACATAACAACCACTTGATCGATTACATATTTCTAAACAATTGTTCATTTTTTTTACCCATAAAATAGTGTGTTCATTAATTATTTTGTCGTCGTCCGCCTTAAGATAAGCAATTTTATAGTCCATTATACAAATATTCATATATTATAAAATGACTTTGGACAAAGAATAATAACTCGCGCCAAAAATTCCACTGGTAAAAAATATCCCATAAATGTTTATATTTCCGTCTCCATTAAATAAAGACGGAATATATTTGAACAATGTGTTTTTAAAGATGGGCAATTGGAAAATAAAATACAACATAATTAAAAGCAAAGGAATTTGAATTTCGCTGTACAGTGAATCCATAACATCTTCCCGCCTCTCATTTCTATTATATTGTCTCATAATATCTTCATTTGTCTCGTATTCATCTATATAATCTGTGTTTGACACTGTTGGTTGGGGGATGAAATTAGGTTGAGTATGAGGATCTTGTGTAAGATTTGTCGTATCTCGAGGTATATCTCTGCTTGGTAAATTCGTTATACCTGTAGAACTCGCTTGCTGAAGTCCGCTAATAATTTGATTAATGGTAGATTGATCGAGTTGAATTGAATTTTGATTTTGACTTGGGTTTTGACTTGTTTCCTCAACATTCAAATGAATATTATTCTCACTATTACTTGTTCCTGCAGGATTCACTGGCAAATCTGTAATACTTGTTGTAAGAGACATATAATCTATCTAAAGAAGGTATTTACGCAAATTCGACGATTTGTTTTTTCGTATTACAGTCCCCAGACATTCTTTCAAAATGATAACATTTGCCATCGAATTTATAGATCTTATCTTGTATTTCATCTAAAGGCGGAGCTTTGTAAACGACGCAATCCTTTCCTTTACATATGCTTCTAAAAACAGTAGCTAGACCGATTCCTAAAATAATGGACATGACATATTTTCCTGTATGGGTTTTTACAAATTTGATGAGATGCATATAATGTATATATTATGTATATATTATATTCTACTAATAACAAATCAATTCTGCACTGGAACGGTTTTGATAGAGAGTGGATTTAATGGACATTTTGTCTCGACAGCGTTATACTGAAAACATTGATCTGCATTATCTTTAAACATAAGCGACGATTGGTTGTAAGGAGACGGATAAATGTGAAGTACTTTTTGCTCGGGCCCTAAAATATATACAAAAAATAGTCCTAATGCGAAACTAACCAAAAATACAGGAAGAGATATATATTTTAATAACATGTATATAGATAACACATATTATTAAATTTCCTTACAACATAAATAGGTAATCTTTATTCTTCTTCTCCTTTTTCTTCAACTTCTTCTCCTTTTTCTTCGTTTTGAATGACAAAGACAGGTTTCGGTTTATTTTTTTTGGTTTTATTCGATACAATTGGTTTCACCTTTTTTGAACCCTTCTTATCTTTGTTCCCTACTACAAACGATTCCAGTTTCGGCTCTTCGTATTCGACGATTAATTGATCCAATGTATTCTTTTTTTGAAGTAATATATATTCATTATTTATATATTCTACTTTATTGTAAGCATACTTCTCCTTTTCGATTTCCTTTATAGTAGGCATCATTGTATTGATATAGAACTCCATTGCAGTGTTCATAATTTGAGGATTCTCATTTTTATTGAATTCGTCGATCATGGATTTAAATTCTTTAATTTGCATTTCCAGTTCTACCCTCTTCTTTTTAAGGAGTTCATTTTTTACTGGATTATCGGTGGTTAGTATGTATTCTTCTAAATAATATTCGTATATGTCTGTTAAACCTTTCAGTTCCTCAGTTAATTTTTCAAAGATTTGAAATGCATTGCGCTCAGTTGTGTATCCAAAGAGCAGATCATTTTTTGCTTTAATAATCTTGGTTTTTAATGCGTTAATGGATCCTATGGAAGAATCACTGGACGAAAATAATTTATCATACGTTTCACTTAGCGGAACACTAATTCTTATATCAAGTGGACATGGATCGGCAATATCCCCACATTTTGCATTGTATATATGAGTATCCTTTTCATTTTTAACAGAAAATAACGTCGATACATTTCTTTTGCAATTGACACATGGAGGCTTGGGCAATTTTTTGTATAGATTTTTCTTTTCGCGTCTACTTCTAGTCGAATTCACTATATTTTTTACAAAATGATCATAGAAATTCGTCTGATAATTATTTTTTAATTTGTAAAAACTGAATATGGCTTCATTGATTTGTATTCTGTCTTCTTCTGTCATTTAATAGAGTCGATTAATATATAAATATATTTATTTTTTATGAATAATATCGTATTCCGTTTCCCAATGCGGTAAACCAGTAATAAGCTCCTGGCGTTCCCTCTGTTTCGCGTCTTGATAATTTCTTATTTTCGATAAAATATATTGTTTCTTCTCTAGTTCTTTCTGTTCCTTTTCCTCGGGTGTAATTTTACCCTTGTATTTCACCACCAATATAATTCCTAAAACTAATAAAAACGAAAAAAACATCCCAATGTTAAAGAGGGTGTTGTAATATTTTTCTTTGACTACATGACACTGTTTCAACGTTTCATTTAAAAAATATCTTACACCAGGCTCGATTAAAATAGGTTTAGTAATTTCTGTTTCAAAATTCATACTAATTAGTGTGAATAAAGTAAAATAAATTATACACAATAATTATACACGCTTTATAAAATGGATAATACTTATATATCAATCTTAATTTTTGTTATAATTACGGTGGCGTATTATATGTTTCCAGCATTTGGAAAAATACCCATGACTCTAGATGTTCTGGAAAGCAATGATTTGGCCAGTTATTACAAAAAGAATATTCCTCGTTTAGGCTTTTATTTTTTATTGGTTATTGTAAGTCAGTTTGCATTTAATGCGATTTATCTAATTAATAAATGTGGAGGCAATTCGTCGTCAAATATAGGGGCAGCTGCAGCAATGACATTCTTCCCATGGGTTCTAATTTTCGGTGTTATGATGGCAGTATTAATGATGTATCCTGGGTTAAAAACTGCATTCTCGGATGTAGTTGGATATTTCGTCGTTGCGGGAAAAGCGAATGAAATATTAAGCAGTATTTTGATAGATACTGATGTAAACTCCACGATCGAAAGCGCGGACGATATGAATCCTGTGCAAAAGGGAAACATGAAAAAATCGGCAGAAGCTATTTTAAAACTGTTTGGTAACAAATCGATTCTTATCAATAAAATGTCTCCTGAGAATTTCTTAGGGGTATGGAATATTATAAAACCACTTTTTAAACAGAACATTGAAAATATAGACAATAAACAAGCTGAACTGCTAAAATTAGTCGTTCTCAAAGATAACATTGGCGAGGGATTGTGGTATTTATACACTGCGATTTTATTGATTTCTATTGTTTCTTATAATTTAGCAACCCGAGGTTGCCAAAAAAATGCTGACCAGCTTAAAGCAAGTCACGAAGAATATGTAAAACAAGAAGAAGCTGCTAAAGCGCAACAAGATTTGAACAATTCGACTACCGTAGTTTTGACAAGCTAATAAAGCGACAAGCTAAAGCGATGTATCTTCATGTACTCCACTTACTTTCTTATCAATAAACGTCTCGACAAAATCACGGTGTTTGTAAAAAAAGTTGGAGTTAATGTTGTTATAAAAATCTTCGATGTTTGTAATTTCTAATGCATAAATGAAATCAGGGTTCCCGTTTTCTCTATATACTAATTTTTCCATTTGATCATTTATTAATTCTTCATTTTTGGTAATAATATCACTATGTGACGCATCATGTTGGATATGATAGCAATTAATATCGTGTGCTAAATTATAACATTTATATTTATTTTGAAACAGTTTATAATTTAAATAAGAGTCGCAAAACATTTCTCCTAAATGAATATCTATAAAAATAGGGTATTTCATGGGAGATTTGAATATCCATGTATCATGAGAAAATATGTTGCGTAAATCTTGAGGCTTATCTGGGTCTAATTGTAGTGTTATTATATCCCATCTGCCGTCTAGTTGTTTATTTTTTCTAGAAATACATAACATAGTATCATCCTGTATTTTTTGAATTTTATTCAACGATTTATCGTAAACAATATCTGTATTGGAGAGAATGGTATTCCCAGTCAATTGATTGCAATATTTAAAAGCATAACGAAAACTGGGTCTATTGTAAGCGTACTCCATTTTAATATCTAATTTTAATTCATTTTGCAAGAGATAAAGAGTTTCCGTAATTAAATTTATATCGTCTCCAGTTGAAGACGATTCATAAAAAATATGAACATCTTTGATGAATATATTCTGTAGATTAAAACAAAGAGTAATTAATAATTCGATAGCTCGGGATAGTTTGTGTTCATTGTAAAAGGAAACAATCAAATGAAATGAATCTGCAGTTTTGGAGGAATACAATGAATAATCAACGTTTAAAATGTAATACAATATGTAGATTTCATCATCTTCCAATTTATACTTTTCAATTAAATATTCGAAGTGTGAACTTAAATTTTGGGTTAATCTAAAATCGGGGTCAAAAATGTGTCCGTAGTTTGTTGATAATACATGAAGAATATGAATTTTATCAAAATATTTCATTTTGGGTATATTAGGTCTATACTTATATTTTATAGCTACAACCAAAATTTATTATCTTTTTGAAAAGAAAAGATAATAAAATAAATCAAAAGGTAATCTTTGGATAAGCTAAATAGTATAATACAAACAAATACGAAAAGATTCCTAGAATAATCGAAAACAGCCACAAGGGGCAAATAGTTTTACTTTTATATCCTATTCCAAAATTACGTATACCTCCATCTTGGTTATATAAAAATAGCGGTTTAAACAGTTGGATAGGTATAAAAAGAATCATAAATAATAGAATAGAAATAAGAGTAATATTATTTCTTATAAATTGTCTTAACATGTATAATACCAAGAGAATATTTGTTTATTATTATCTAAATAACAAACAAATCAATTGTATACCTTTTATTTTTTTACAATTTTTTCTTACACAGTATTTGCCATAAGTTTCCATACACTCATTGTCTTACCCGTTGCTGAATCGAAAAACGAAGCGCCTTGTACTAGAGAGAGCTCGGTTTTATGTGTTGTTGCTACAGTTGTTGTTGCTACAGTTGTTGTTGTTGTTGTTGCTGCAGTTGTTGTTGTTGTTGTATTCACTGTAATGTCATAACTATTGTAAGAATACATGTAAGGAACAATAGTCATTGCTGTGCTAGCTGATACATTAACACCATCAACAGTACCAGCAGCTGTAGGAGTTACATTAAACGCTTTCTCTATCTTATCATCGTTAGAAAATGCAAAAACGATTACATCACTCAATAGATTGTAGGCGTAAATTGTTAAGGTGTAAGTATCTTGTGTTAATGTATTACTTGCAGATATTCCTGTAATTGAATATGTCCAGATTTCACCCGATGAACTTGTTACTTCTCCATTGGATAAACTTTGTCCATAACTTGTTAACGCTAGAGATGAATCATCGATGTTTGTATCTGTTGTAACTGCAGTGTTAAATGCGCTTAGAACGTATGGCTTCGTTGAATCGTAGCTATACCACCCAGTCAACAATTTAGCTGCGCCAGTTGAAGACCATGCTGCAGTAGTGTCAACTGTCTGGCCATTTGAATTACTTGAAGTTGCATTTGAACAACTCACGTGACAATCCGAAATCGTGCTTGAGGTTGAATAGGCAATGCCGCTGCCGCCGTAAATAGTCCCCCCACAAATGACATAACAATTCGAAATCGTGCTTGAGGTTGAATAGGCAATGCCGCCGCCGCCAAAGCCGTCGCCGCGAATATCCCCCCCACAAATGACATAACAATTCGAAATCGTGTTTGTGGTTGTTTTGGCAATGCCGCCGCTGCGAATATCCCCCCCACAAATGACATAACACTTCGAAATCGTGCTTGAGGTTGAATTGGCAATGCCGCCGCCTATAATATCCCCCCCACAAATGACATAACAATTCGAAATCGTGCTTGAGGTTGAATAGGCAATGCCGCCGCCGTAAATAATATTCCCCTTAGAAATGACATAACAATCCGAAATGGCGCCAGAGTTGTTTTGGCCTGCAATGCCACCTGACCCGCTACTAATGACATAACAATTCGAAATTGTATTGCTGCTTGCTGAAGCAGGATTAAAATAAGACCCAGTCAATCTTGTATCACCTGCAACATTCGCAAAACAACCTGAGACTTGCGCATTTGTATATGCACCGACCAAACTACCATCTCCTGAAGATGTATAGATGCCGCTGGTACCAACGCTTGCATAGGGATTTACACTGCTAAAAGTATCAGTGTTTACGATATAATAAGTGCCCTGAGTTATATAATTCCCATTCTTACCATTCGTGGAGCAATTATTTATGGAATTTGTTAAAGTTGTCGAATATCCAAAAAGGGCATGGCACAGCCATGAATTTCCTAAAGGAGAAAAGTTAACGCCAGCTGGTAGATTTGTTGGCAAAATACCGCACAAACAACTGGTTGCGACATTGATTTCGATGTTTTGAAGAGTAGTTGATCCGTACGACGTTCCTTGTGCGAAATATAA